TGAACACGCGAAACACGCGCATCCTGACAATCACCTGGGCGTCCGACAAGCCAGTGAAGCTCCGCGACATCGCCAAAGCCCTCCGCAAGCTACCCGATGACGCCGAAGCAATCAGCATTGAACCGACCGCCGTCGAGTACGTTGACGCGCACCACGTCGGGCTCCGCATCGAGTACACCATCGACACCGACGCCGAACGGCAGCGTATCATCGATGAGTACCGAAACTATGACCCGATGCGCGCCTTCGCGGACATCGCCCGCGCATCACGCAACCTCCCCACCCGCGACTAATCGAAAGGCCCTGCAATGCCAGCAACAGCAACCATCACAGGCCGGATCGCCGAACCCGTGCTCCGATGGACACAGGGCGGCCACGCCGTCCTCGAGCTATCCATCGCGGCCACCCCCCGCCGCAAAAACCGACAGACCGGCGAGTGGGAGGACGACGGCGCGCCCCTGTGGATCAACGCGACCCTATGGGACGCCGACGCCGAAGCCGCCGCCGAGCTCCTACGCAAGGGGGACCCCGTGATCGCAACGGGCGCCCTCGCCCTCGAAACCTACACGACCAAAAACGGCCAGCCCGGCCAAAAGATCGTCCTCCGGTTCCCCAAGGTCGCCAAGGAACCGCGCCCCGCACCAGCGCACGGCGCGCCCGCCAACAAACCCCCCCCCCCCCCCCCCAACCCCCTGGCCAAATGCCCCCCCCTTCTACCCCCCCCGGCGGGGGGGGACCACAAACCCCCCCCCCCGCCAACAACCACCCCCCCCACCCACCATGACCACCAGTAGGACCGGAACCACCGGACACAAGCGCTGGCGTGCAGCCGTCCTTAAACGTGACCGCGCCGCCGGACAGACCACCTGCCCCACCTGCGGCGTCACGCTCGCATGGGACACCAGCCTGCAACCGGACAGCCCCGAACCCGACCACATCACCCCGTGGTCGCTTGGCGGGACGAACACGCTCGACAACGGGCGCACGATATGCAGGCGATGCAATCAACGGCGCGGGAACGGGCGCAACAACGCTCCAAAGCGCCGCCGAACAGGCACCACAACAACCCTGGTAGCCTGGTAACGTGACGGGGGGCACCCCCTCCCCCCGGCCCCCGTGAACCCCCCAAGGCAAAGCGAAAAACACACACAGAAAGGTCGAACATGGCCCCCACCCCGACGCACTGCCGCGAGTGCGGAGCCGAGCTCGATCAGCCCGCGCGCGGACGCAAGAAAACCTATTGCTCACAGACCTGTCGCGACCACGCGAAAAACAGGCGGTACATGAAAAAACACCGCGACGAGGTGAACCGCGTCCGCCGTCTGAAGTACCAAGCCGAGCGCCCGGTCGATGACAGCCCCGAGGTGATCGAGGCACATTCCGAGTGGCGTGTGAGCCTCCCCCAAAATCGTCAGCAAGAATTAGAATGGCTAGCGGGGGTCCTGAAGGCATCCATCGAGGACGCCCCACCGGACCGCCGAGGCCCGCTAGCAAGCCAATTCCGGGCCACGCTAGCCGAGCTGAACGCCCTGACCGAACAAGCCAGTAAGAAGGAATCAGCAATTGACCCGTTCGACGAACTCGCCCGACGTCGCGCTGCTAGGGGAGGCCCCGCCGCGCGTCCTCGTCCGCCCCGAGGGCGAGCGGTCTAACGGCTGGGAAGACGTCGCCGACCTGTCCGCGATGTTGGGCGTCACGCTCCTACCGTGGCAGGAGCTCGTGTTGGACGCCGCGATGGGCGAACAGGCAAACGGCACGTGGGCGGCAAAGCGCGTCGGCGTGTCCGTGCCCCGTCAGAACGGCAAGAGCCAGCTCCTCGTCGCGCGGGCGCTCGCGGGCGCATTGATTTTCGGGGAGCGCCTCATCGTCGTGTCCGCCCATCAGCAAGACACGGCCCGCGAAACCTTCGAAAAGCTCCTAGAGATCGTCGAAGCCGACGAAAACCAGGGGCTCCGTGACCGCCTGGCAAAAAACGGCGTCATGAACGCCTTTGGACGCGAGTCCGTCAAGTTCAAGAATGGCGCGAAGATCAAGTTCAAGGCCCGCTCCGGCGCGGGCGGCAAGGGTTTCAGCTCAGATTGCCTCCTCCTCGATGAGGCACAGATCCTTGGGTCCCGGGCGTGGACGTCGATCAACTCAACGATATCCGCGCGCGCCAACCCGCAGGTGTGGCTCCTCGGCACGCCCCCACAGGATGAGGACGATTGCTACACCTTCGACATGGTCAGGAAGGCGGCCATGTCGGGGAAGTCCACGGCGTCGGCGTGGGTCGAATGGGGCGCGGACCCTGACGCCGCCGACTTCGACCCGGCGTCGGAGCTGACCAGGTGGCAGGCTAACCCGTCGTGGAACAGCCTAATTAACCACGAGGTCGTGCAAGGCGAATACGAGACCTACACGCCCGAACGGTTCGCACAGGACCGGCTCGGAATCTGGCGTCAGGACGCGGGCGCAAAGCGCCTGATTACGCCCGCCCAATGGTCGGCAACGGCGACCACGACGCCGCCGGATGAGTCGGAGGGCGTGCGCACGATTGGCGTGTCCTTCACGGCGGACGGGCTTCACCAGGCCGTCGCGGGCGCGGTCAGGACCGAGGACGGCGGTCACGTCGAACTAATCGGCGCGTACTCAGGGCGCGCGGACGTCGGCGTCGCGCAGCTCGCCGATTGGATCGCCGAACGGCGTCACCGGATCGCGGAGATTGCGATCCTCGGGCGCGCCGGGTCGGGTGTCCTCGCCGAAGCGCTGCGTGAGCGCGGCGTCCCAAAGCCCATGATCCACATCATGAGTACCGGCGAGTATTTCGGGGCAACGTCCCTGTTCCTCGATGCGGTGCGTGAAAAGCACCTGACCCACCCGAAGGGCGAACGTGACGACCTCCTGAACCGCGCGGTAGCCACGTGCGACAAGCGCCTGCGCGGTCAGGACGGGGCCTGGGGATGGGCGGCCACCGTAGAAGACGGCGACCCGTCCCCGCTCGACGCGGCGTCGGCGGCGTACTGGATCGCCCGTACAACGCGACGCCGCCCCCGTGCGCTCCGTGGTGGGAACGCTCAGGGGCGGCGCGGCGGCGGCGTTGTCGTCATGTAGTCATGTCGTGTACCGCGTTATGAATGATGCGATACAGGGCATAGGGGATGATTGGGCAATAATCCGGGAAACGCTCCCGATAATCGGCCTCCGTGACCGCGAAGCGCGGTCGGTCCTTGTGAATGAAGCGTGTCAGCGCGCGCCGCTTTGCTTCGGCGGAGTCAAGCACATTGTCCAACATGTCAGATTGCTCGATGTGCTTACCCCGCTCCCAACGTGAGACGGATGTCTGTTTCACCCCGGCGGCGAGCCGCCCGAAGTCAGTCTGTGAAATCAGCAGGTCCGAGCGGCGCTCGGCGATGTCGGTCATGTCGGTCCTTTCTGAACGGTCTTTGCATCATTATATGCACATGTGATGCATAATGCCAATGTGGGCGGTGTGATATGCCGATCCCCTATCACAGCGCGGCGGTGTGTACCATTGGAGACAAAAGTCAACCAACCGGAAAGGGAACCTATGCCCGCCCCCGTGATCGCCGCCCTGACCGGCGCGGAGCAGGCCATTTTCGCGGCGCTATGGAAGCGCATCGAAACTAAGGCCGCAAAGAATGAACTACTGAACGCCTACTACGACGGTCACCGCGTCTTCCAGGACCTCGGGATCAGCGTCCCGCCCCAAATGGCCCGCGTCCGCGCCGCCCTCGGGTGGCCCGCGAAGGCCGTGTCCACACTTGCCCGCAAGCACGTCTTTGAGGGGTATTCCCTCGACGGGCGGCTCGACCCGTTCGACGTCACTGAACTCCTGGTTAGGAACTCGTTTGACGTCGAACTCATGCAGGCAATCCAATCCGCCTACAAGCACTCCTGCTCCTTCCTCGTCGTCGGCGCGGGCGACACGGCGGCGGGTGAACCGCCCGTAGTCATCCAGGCCCGCGACGCCCGCTGGACGTCCGTCCAGTGGGACACGCGCCGCCGATGCGTCACCGCTGGCCTGGCGATCAACGGCGCGACGTCGCCCGACGGCGACGGGTGGGACATGGACACCATCACGCGCCTCGTCGAACCGTCAGACGCGACACTGTTCCTCCCAGGCGAAACGATCCGCCTAACGCGTGGCAAGCGCGGCGCGTGGCAGGTGCAACGCCTCCCCAACCCCGCCGGGCGTGTCCTGATCGAAATGCTGACCTATGATCCGCAGATCAGCCGCCCCTTCGGGCGCTCCCGCATCAGCCGCGAGGTGCGATACCTGACCGACTGTGCAATTAGGACGATGGTCCGAACCGAAGCGTCCGCCGAGTTCTTCTCATCCCCGCAGCGGTACGTGCTCGGCGCGGATGAGGACGCCTTCGCGGGCGTTGACCGTTGGTCGGCGATCACCGGGCGCATCCTCGCCCTGTCACCCAACGAAAACGGCGACATTCCCTCCGTCGGTCAGTTTTCGCAACTGTCGATGGACCCGCACCTATCGATGTACCGGCAGCTCGCGCAAAATCTGTGCTCGGCTACGAACATGCCGACGTCGTCCGTCGGCATCTTCGCGGACAACCCCGCGTCCGCCGAGGCCATGCAGGCCGCCGAATACGCCCTATCGGACGAAGCGGAGTACCAGTGGCGCGTTTTCACGCCCGCGCTCCGCCGCATCATTGAGGACGTCGTCATGGTTCGTGACCACTCGGTCACCGCGCCCGACGAATCCTGGAAACTCGCCGTCAATTGGACGCCCGCGCGCTACGTGTCCCCGCAGGCGTCGTCCGACTTCATTGTCAAGATCGCCCAAGCCATGCCCGACGTCGCCACGACGACGGTCGGCATGCGCCGCGCGGGGTTCACGCAGCAAGAGATCGACCAGATGCAAGCCGAAACCCGTCGGACCGGCGCGACGTCGATCCTTGACCGCCTGGATAAGCTCGCCACGACGCGGGAGGCGTGATGGTCACCCGCCGCTCCATCACCCGATACTCCAAGGCAGTTGACCAGGCGGTCGAGGCGGCCCGCGCCGACCTGACCGCATTTTGGGATACGCTGCCGTTCGACGACCCCGCCGCGTGCCGTGACGCGCTCGCCGACTTCGTCCCACGCCTCGCCGCCCAATATGGCGACGTCGCCGCGCTCGCGGCTACCGAATGGTACGAAAGCGAACGCGACGCGGCGGGCGTCCGGTCTGCGTACCGGGCTACCCCGGCCCCGTCGGCGCTCCCCGCTCAGGTCGAAGCGAGCGTCCGGGCATCCGCCGGGCACCTGTGGTCTGACCAGCAAGAAAAAATGCTGTCCGACCTCATGGGCGGGCTCCAAATGTGGGTCAAGGACGCGGGCCGCGACACCGTTCTCCGCAACGTCCGCCGCGATCCGGCTAACCCGAGGTGGGCACGCGTCCCGCGCGGCGCGAAAACATGCGCGTTTTGCACCATGCTGGCCTCGCGCGGCTGGGTGTACGCGTCGAAAAAGACGGCGGGCGGCCTCGGCAACCGCTTTCACCACGATTGCGATTGCGAGATAGTCCCCGCGTTCGGGGACACAGACCCCAAGATCGACGGTTATAACCCTGACCACCTGGAAACGTTGTACAATGAGGCACGAAGCGCGGCGATCATGAGCGGGGAAAACCCCTCAGACCTGAACGTGCTCATGCGACATGCCAGGCGGTCAACGCCCGGCGCATACGCGGACGGCGTGAAAGACCGCCCGCAAACAACCTGACAGCTGGGGTTCAGCTGGGAAACGGGGCGACGGCCCCCATAAACGGAAGGCACATCATGGATGACGAAACCAACACCGACGCGGCCCCCGCGCCCGACGCGGCCCCCGCGCCCGACGCGGGCAACACTCAGGACACGACGAAGGAACAGGCCCCCGCGCCTGACCACGCGTTCAACCCGATCACCAGCCAGGAGGCCCTCGACGCGATCATTACGAAGCGCGTCGAACGTGAGCGCCGCAAGTACGCGGACTACGACGACCTCGCGGCCAAGATCGGCACCCTCGAAACTGACCTCGCGGCAGCCACCGCGAAGGTTCAGACCTACGAGCGTGAGGCCGCGCACACGGCCCTCGTCCGTGAGGTCGCAAAGGAAACCGGCGTCCCCGCCGACCTCCTTCGCGGATCGACCCGTGAGGAAATGACCGCGCACGGAAAGGCGCTCGCGGAGTTCCTGACCGCCCGGTCGGCGACACCCGTCATCCCCACCCTCGGGGCCGTCCCCGAGACCAACCAGACAACCGAGCAGGCGTTCGTGAAGGCCCTGTTCGGAAACTGACCCACTGAAAGGAACAACGAACATGGCTGTTTTCGGTACCGGCCAGGCCGCACCGCTCATGCCCCGCGAGATCGCGGACGGAATGGTCAAGAAGACCCTTTCGACATCGACCATTGCGAAGCTGTCCGCACAGGAGCCGATGCGTTTCGGCAAGACGGACATCATCACGTTCAACGACCTCCCCCGCGCTCAGTTCGTGGAGGAGAACGGCGACAAGGACTCGACCACGGGGTCCTTCGGCTCCGTCACCGCCGCGCCCCACAAGGCGCAGGTCACCATGCGTTTTTCGCAGGAGGTTCAGTGGGCGGACGACGAGCATCAGCTCGGCGTGCTCCGCACCCTCGCCTCCGCCGGTGCCGACGCCCTGTCCCGCGCCCTTGATCTGGGCGTGTACCACCGCATCAACCCCCTGAATGGCCAGGCCATTACCAGCTGGACGAATTACATCAACGCGACGACCAAGCGCGTTGAACTCGGCAAGGGCGGCTCCGACCCCGACGCGGACTTCCGCGCCGCCGCCGGTCTCATCATCAACGACGTTAACACCGGCGTTCAGGTGACCGGCGCGGCCCTTGACCCCAAGTTCACCTGGGCGCTGTCCAACCTCATGGTCAAGGACGGCGCGGGCGTCACGTCCACGCCGCGTTACCCGCAGCTCGGCCTCGGCGCGGAGGTGACGTCCTTCATGGGCGTCCCCGTCGCCGTCGGCTCCACGGTGTCCGGCCTCCCCGAGGCCACCGACACAAAGGTACGCGCTATCGTCGGTGATTTCACCGGCGGTATCCGATGGGGCATCCAGAAGGAGCTCCCCGTCGAACTCATCACCTACGGCGACCCTGACGGCCAGGGCGACCTGAAGCGCAAGAATCAGATCGCCCTCCGGCTCGAAATCGTGTACGGATGGTATGCGTTCGTGGATCGTTTCGCGGTGGTCGCCGAAAAGTGACCACGTGAACAGGGGGGGGCGGCTCCGGCCATTAGCGCTGGCGGTCGCCCCCCTTGCCACATGGTAGGAAAGGAGGCGCAATGACGGGGTTCACCCTCGCGACCGCGCGAGACTACGCGGACCGGTACGGCCCGCTAGACGCCGCCGAAACGGCGGCCACCGATGCGCACCTCGCCCGCGCATCGCGCATCGTCCGCGATGAGTTCGCGCGCGAAGGCTTTGACATCACCGTGCTTATACAAGCCGGTAAGGTCCAGGCCGACACCGCCGCCGACGTCGTGTGCGACATGGTGGCCTATATGCAACGTAGCGCCGCCGGTGACGCACCCTTCGGGGCAACACAGATCAGCCAGACGGCTGGCCCTTACACGCAATCGGCGTCCTACAAGACCCCCACCGGGTCGATGAGCTTCACACGCGTCCATCGCCGCCGCCTTGGGCTCCCGACGTCGCGCGCGTTCAACGTTGACCTCCTGGCAGGTCGATCATGATACGCGGCGAAACCGTGACCCTGATCCGCCCGGCGGACGCCGGCCTCGATGCGTTCGGGGATGAGCTGACCGAATGGCAACCCGGAGTCCCCGTCGGGAACGTCCTTGTTGCCCCCGCGTCAACGGACGACCTGAACGGGAGCCTCCGCCGCGACGGCGACCGCGACGCACTCACGCTCCACTTCCCAAAGACCCATGAGGGCAACCTCCGGGGCTGTCGCGTCATCGTTCGCGGCGTCACCTACCGCGTGATAGGCGATCCCCAACGGTACGCCGCCGCCCTGACGCCCGGCGCATGGGACCTCCCCGTCACCGTCGAACGAACGGAAGGATGACCACATGGCAAATGCGCGAGTCAAAATTGACTACCGCAAGGTAGGCGACATGACCCGTCCGCTCATCGAGGAGCGTGTTCACGCTATCGCGGCGCGTGCGGGCGAAGGCTTTGAGGGCTCCGTCATTCAGACGGACCGCCCCCACGGGGCCGTCTACGCAACAACCTTCAAAGCGCGCCGCCGCAACGCGCGCGACAACACGCTCCTAAAGGCGGTGCAAGGCTAATGAAGCGACTCATCGACTACCTGCGCGCCAACCTACGCGGCGGGTCCGTGCCCGTCCACGCGACCGTGCCACGAAACTACACGGGCGGCGCGCTCGTGACCATTGAACGCACCGGCGGGCGCACTGACCACCTGATCGACCACGGCGTGTACGCCGTGCAGGCATGGGCCGACAAGCACGCCGACGCCTACCAGCTGGCAAGCGACGTGCGAGACACACTGATTGGCGCGCCCGCGCGCGTCGCCGACATGGCTGCCCTGCAGGTGACCAGCATGTATAATTTCCCTGACCCCGACAGTAGGCAGGCGCGCTACCAGCTCACTGTCACGGCATCATTCATGATGCCTACACGCCCATGAAAGGACATGTGTAATGGCTAACAATGACTCTAGCCTGGCGTCAGTCGCCAAGCCCGTAGCGGCGGGCGCGATCAGCTCCGGCACGACCAAGCTCACCCTCCCCACCGACGCGACGACCAACCTCGCCGCCGGGTTCGTCAAGCTCGGCTACGTGTCCGAGGACGGCCTGACCAACGGCCTGGATCAGGACGTCGAGAACATCAAGGCGTGGGGCGGTGACACGATCCTGACCGTTCGGACAAGCCGAACGGAAACCTTCAAGTTTACCCTCGTGCAGGCGCTCGACGTCGATGTCCTGAAGGAGGTCTACGGTCAGGACAACGTCACCGGCGATCTGACGACCGGGATCACCGTCAAGCACAACGGCAAGGAACTCCCCCGCCGCGCGTTCGTTATTGACATGCTCATGACCGGCAATGCGGTCAAGCGCATCGTTGTACCGGCTGGTCAGGTTACCGAGGTCGGCGACGTTACGTATGTGGACGGCACCGCCGTTGGCTACGAAACCACCGTGACGTGTTTCCCCGACAGCCAGGGGAACACCGTCTACGAGTACATCAAGAAGGCGGCGTGACATGGCGACGAAGCTGACCACCAAGACCGTTGAAATTGACGGCCTTGAAATCACCGTTGACCCCGCCGTGTTTCAAGACTACGAGCTCCTCGAGGCGCTCGCCGACGTCGACAACGGTGACCCCAAAAACATCGTGCGCCCCTTCCGCATGGTCTTCAAGGGCGACGCCTACCAGGCGGTCAAGGACCACCTCCGCGACGCCGACGGACGTGTCAACGTCAAGGACATGACCGCCTTCCTCCTGAAGGCAGTCAAGGCTGTCGCCCCAAACTCCTGACGCTCCTGGGGGCGGAGCAAAAAGCCCCCGATGAGCTGTCCGCCGACTTCCTCCGGTTCTACCAGGTGGAAGATTGGCGGCAGCTCCCCCCAATGCGCGCCGCATCACTCGCCGCCGCGATGATCGCGCAGCCAGAATCGTGGACGCGCCGCAAGGTCGATCCCGCCTGGGAATGGTCACTCCTGACCAACCAGTGGGGCGTCCTAGCATCGGACGCCCTACGGTGGCTTCAGTGGTCGAAAACACGCGACGGGCAACGAAACCAGCGCGTCCCCCCACCCTTCCCGCGCCCGTGGGACAACAAGGCGGACACATACGTCGCACTACCCATCGACGAACTCGAAGCCGCGCTCGCGGCTATACGCGAATCCTGACCGATCAGACGAAAGGACAACCAAATGGCTGGCGGAATGGACATCGGCACCGCGTGGATCAACGTTGTCCCGTCCTTTAAGGGGATGGGGCAAAGCATCGCACAGGAGTTCGGGGCCGTTGACCAGCAGGTCACGAAGTCATCGTCCTCGTGGGGATCGACGATCACGGCGAGCATGGGCGGCGCGTTCAAGGCCGTCGGGACCCTAGCGGCCACGGGCCTCGCGGCTGCGGGCGCGTTCATCGCGTCCTACACCGGTGAGGCCCTGGCCGCGTCCGACGCAACCGACAAGTTCAAGTCAACGCTAAACTTCGCGGGCCTTGACTCATCAACCATTGAAGAGCTGACCGCGTCGGTCCAGGAGTATGCTGACCGCACGGTCTACGACCTGTCCGACATTCAGTCGGTCACGGCGCAGCTCGCGTCGAACGGCGTCGAGGGCTATGCCGACCTTGCCCGCGCGGCGGGCAACCTGAACGCCGTCGCAGGCGGCAACACGGAAACCTTCAAGTCCGTCGGGCAGGTCATGACCCAAACGGCGGGCGCTGGAAAACTGACCGCCGAAAACTGGCGTCAGCTATCCGACGCGATCCCCGGCGCGGCGGGGCCGATCAAGCAGGCCCTACTCGATGCGGGCGCGTACACGGGTGACTTTGCGAAGGCCATGTCCGACGGTCAGATTTCGGCGGATGAGTTCAACGCCGCGATCATGAGCCTCGGCCTAACCGACGTCGCGTCGGAGGCGGCCACATCGACGGCGACCTTCGAAGGCGCGTGGGGCAACCTAGAGGCCGCGATCACCGGCGGGCTCGTGAAAATCATCGAACCACTGAAGGGGCCACTGACCGACGCGCTCAGCGGCCTCGCCGATACCCTGACGCCGGTATTTGAGACGGTCGCCGCCGGGATCGACAGCATGGTCAACGGCGGCGGTGGCCTTGACAGTTTCACCGGCATGCTCGGAGGAATTGCGCCCGTCGTTGGCGGCCTTGCCGGTGCGCTCGGCCCCCTATTGTCGCAGCTGCCCCTCATCGGCGGCGGCTTCGCCGGACTGACCGGCCCCATTGGGCTCGCGGTCGGCGCGTTCGTCGGCGTCCTACAGAACTCCGAGGCGCTGCGTGACGCACTCATGAACATGGGGGCCGCGATCCTCCCCGCCCTAGAGCCGCTCGGCGGCGTGTTCATGCAGCTAGTCGAGGCAATCGGGCCGCTACTTGGTCAGATTGGCGACGGCCTGGCCCCGGTAATCACGGCCCTGACGCCCATCGTCGCGGCGGTCGTCGAGGTGCTTGTCCAACTGGTCAGCCAATGCGTTGACGCCCTCATGCCCGTCCTGTCGCAGCTCGGGGAGACGTTCGTCCAGCTCGGCGCGTTCCTAGGGCCGATCATCGAACAGCTCGGGACGATTCTGATACCCGTGTTCCAGACGCTCGGCTCGACCGTGAGCGCGGTGTTTTCGGCGATCATGACTGTGATTTCCGGCGCGCTCACGTTCATCCAGGGCCTGATTCAGACGGTCGGTGCCCTCATTTCGGGCGACTGGTCGGGCGTGTGGACAGGCATACAGACCATGTTCTCCGGCGTGTGGACGGCTATCCAGGGCATCATTTCCGGCGTGGTGTCCGCGATCAGTGGCATCCTAAGCGCATGGCTTCAGATGGTGTCCGGCCTGTTCTCCGCCGCGTGGTCGTCCTTGACGTCGCTCGTGTCGTCCGCGTGGTCAGGGATCACGAGCGCGATCAGCTCCGGCGTGTCTAGCGCCGTGTCCTACGTGCAACAGCTCCCGTCCCGCATCTTGGGCGTGTTCTCAGGCGCGGGCAGCTGGCTAATCTCTGCCGGTCGGTCGATCATCGACGGTTTTATCAACGGCATCAAGAGCGCCTTCGGGGCCGTCCAATCGACCCTCGGGTCCCTCACGTCCATGCTCCCGTCATGGAAGGGACCCGAAGACCTTGACCGGGTGATCCTGAAGGACGCCGGACGTCTGGTTATCGGCGGCTTCGTTACCGGCATGGAAAGCCAGTACGCGGCGGCCCGCGACAGCCTCGGGCGGTTCACGGCATCACTCGCGCCGAACATGGGCGCGCCGACCGCACCGACCGGATGGTCAGGCCCGGGCGGCCTCCCCGAAACCCTGACGCTCCGCGTCGGGGAGCGTGAGTTCACGTCCTACCTGCAGGGTGAGACCGTCCGCACACTCCGACGCGTGTAACGAAAGGCACAACATGGCAAACCGAAAGTGGATCGCCGCCCACACCGGGCTCCCGTCCTTCAGCGTGGACGCCGGTGTCCGGGTCACCACCGGCTCGCGCGTCCTATGGTCCGGTGGGCAGGCGGGCGTCTTCTCTGACGCGCTCGCGGCCCCCGGCGTGCCCACCACCTACCAGGTGGGAAGGGAAACGGTCACGCTTACCCGACGCACCATCCCCGGCGGCGGAATGCTCCTCACAGGCATCGACGGACGCCCTGTCGACGGACTGACCGCTTGGAACAATCAGGACCCCATATCGTGGAAGTCAGACGCGTCAATCATCGATGACCGTCTAACCAGGTGGTCGATGCGCACCCCCCTCCATACCGGGAAAACCCACTGTGTACTCCCCGCGTCCGCCGAAGCCGACGCGTGGCGCGTACTCAGGGCGCGCGGACACATCATCATCGCGCCCGGCGACGCAACGCCCGGCGTCCCCGCGCGCATGGTCACCGTGACCAGCGTGAACCGCGAGCGCCTCGGCGCGGACGGCACAATCACCCTGACCGTTCAGTGGACCGAGGCCGGGCCGCTGGATGTGGATCGCCTCGGGGGCGGCGCGGTCGCCGTCGTCACGTGGGGCGACTGGCAGGCATGGTCTGACCGGACGGGAAACAAGTCCGATCAAAGCGAGGTAACCCTCGCCCGCCTGATCGCGGGGATGCCCGCATGAGGGCCGGGCCTAGTCTCGCGGCCCTGTCCGGGCCGGTCGCCGTCGGCGTCCGTGTTGACGTGTATCACGGCGGATCTTGTATAGCGTCTGACATTCCCGCGTGGGACGTGAAGGTAGAGTCCACGTTGAAGCGCGTGGTCCCGTCGAAACTGACCATGAGGGTTGACCCCGGCATGGTCCCCACGGCCCCCGGTGACCCGCTTAACAACTACGGACAGCGCCTTCACGTGACGGCGCTCGTCGAAATCGGCGGGGAAATGACGCGCATCCCCTACGGGTGGTTTGTCTTGACCGACTGGGAGGAACGGTCGGGGGGCGTGGAGGTTACGGCGATGGACCTCGTGCAGACCATCGTCGATGACCAGGCGGTCTGGCCGTCGTCGCCGCCCGCCGGTGCGACGTTGGGTAGTGAGGTGCAACGCATCATCACGTCAAGCGTGGCGTTCGGTCAGACGATCCCCGTTGTTCTCGAGGTGCCTGACCGGTCGATTAGTACAAACTTCCAATGGGGGGTCAAGAAGGCGGAAAACCTGCAGGAGCTGTGTGAGACATACGGCCTCATGTACGGTGTCAAGCCGGATGGGTGCCTTCATGTGTGGGCACTGAACTACGGGGGGGACCCCGTAGAGGTCTACACGGGCACTGACCTCCTGGTAGGCGCTGTCCGGGCCGCGCGTGAACGCACGCCTAACCGGTGGATCGTGCAGGGGTCCGCGCAGGGCGATTCGTCCACCAAGTGGACAGCCGTCCGTGAGAACTTCACGGGCATCTACGCGCCCGACCGCTACGGGATCGTGACCGAGCGAAAGGAGTTCAACGCGGCGACCAGTGCGGACGCCGTGGAAAAGGCCGCGACGTCTTACATGCGCAAGGCGCTCGCGGCGTCGGGCGCGCGGTCGGTACAGATCGCCGCCGATCCCCGGCTCGAGGTCGGTGACCTCATCCTCGTCGTGATCGACCATGAGGACGGGACGGTCGAACGCGTCAGGGGCCGCGTGCAGGCCCTGTCGATCACCCTCGATGACCCCGGGCACGTGATGCGGGTTGATATGATGGAGGAATCATGGATATAAGCCTTTCCCCATTCCTCGACCTAGTGCCCGACGAGGCGGCGGTCGCCGATCAGCTCGCGGCCCCTGACACCACCCTGACCGGGTGGGTAACGAGCGTTGTTGACGCCGGTCAGGGGCTCGTCTCGGTCGCTATCGACGGGGCCGACGGGTCCCACGTGGTCGCCCGCGCAGACGCCGGTCTGACCTACGTCGGGGCGCGCGTGACCCTCCCGCGTGATTCGACTGGCCGCGTCGCGTCGGTCAGTGCGCCCGCCGGGGCCACGCCCGCCGGGGCCACCGTCCTACCGGTCGGTGAAACCGGTCGTCAGATCGTGGACGCGCACAAGCGGGTTAGCCTGCTTGACTCACAGCTCGCCGAAGCGCGCGCCGACCTGACCGCGTCGAAGGCGGAAGTGGAACGTGCGGTGAAGGCCGCACAGGACGGCGTGAAGGCCGCGCAGGACGCCGCCGACGCCGCCGCAACCAACGCCCGCGACGCGCTCACAAAGGCGACGAAGGCCGCGCAGGACGCCGCCGACGCGCTCGCCCAATCGGGGGGTGGCCAGGCCACGCCGAACGGCGCGATCACCGTCGCCACACGTGACCCCGCGCCCGCCGACGCCACGGGAAAGCCCGAGGGCGCGTTGTGGGAGGTCCGTGACGGCGCGACAATGGTCCGCCGCTGGGTCCTCACGTCGGGCACGTGGACGCGCGTCGGTATCGGCGCGGACTACATCGGCGCAAAGGCTATCGGGCGCGCACAAATCGGTGACCTCGCCGTAGGCACGGCACAGATCGCCGACGCGTCTGTCACAAACGCGAAAATCTCTGACCTGGCGGTCAACAAACTGACCGTAGCGGGCGGCGCGAAGTTCAACAGTGCCGTTATTGACACGCTAATCGCGGACCGCGCGTTCCTCGGGAAGGTCGCCGCGACGGCGATCACGGTCATGTCTGACAACCTCATGCCTGACCCATACTTCGACCACGCGGAAAACGGCGTGTGGACAATCAGCGAGCCCGGGCAATTCACGTCCCCGCCGACCCAGTACCTCGGTCACGCGCGCGCCGCGATGGTCACGGCCCGCCCAATGGGCGTTTCTGACCCGACGATAGTCGGTCCTGTCCTGTCACCCGCGAACCGTGTCCCGTGCAAGCCCGGTGACGCCGTTATCGCGTCCGCCGCATGGCACGCCGTCGCGCCTATGACCCGCCTCGGCGGCGGCGGGTTCGGCGTCCGCGTTGCGTTCTACGCGGAGGACGGAACGCGCGTAGCGGCCCCCGTATGCGGGTCAACAGTGCCGATCACTAACCACCCGGTAAACAAGTGGTTCACGGTCGGAGGCGACGCCCAGGTGACAGTTCCCGACCGTGCGGTCAGGATGAGCGTCGAACCAGTGTGCCTGGCCGCTACGGGCGCACCGGTCAGCGCGCCGATGTTCGTCGGTCACGTCGACGTCCACAAGGCCACCGGCGCAGTAGACATCAGGGACGGCGCAATCACCGCACCGAAGATCGCCGCCGGGTCCGTGGACGCGACCAAGATCAACGCCCAATCCGTCGCCGCCGCAACCGGTAAGTTCCTGAAGGTCACCACTGACCAACTGGTAGCCGGGACGGCCAAGATCGGCGGCGACCTGATCGCCGACAGGATCACCGGTAAAACCATCGTTGCCGGGTCCGGCGCGAACGCCGTCACGCTCGGCCCTGATAAGCTGATCGTTAGTAAGGGTGGAAAGCCATACGTTGTGCTGGACCCGGCGCAGCCCTACGGTATGGCGATCAAGTCGCCGACGTCTGACGCGCTCCTTTCGCTTGCGTCGATCATTTTCGGCGCGTCCGGTTACGCGTGGGCTGGCACCTATCCGCCCAGCTCATCGGGCTATTCGGTCACTAACTTCACGGTCCCCGCGTCGTCGTCGGGCCGCGCGATGATCCTCGTCGTGTCGTCCTACGACATGGGCGTCCAGTCACCCGCTTACCGGTGGGGAGACATTCAGGTCAACGGTAGCCGATTGTACGAAACTCCGAACCAATACTCGTACAATGGTTGGGACTCCGGTCAGCTAACAATGCTGACCATGCTGAAGGACCTCCCAACTAGCGGCACGTGGGCGATCAAAACCAGCCTATGGTTCGGAACGGACGCATCAACAGGGTTCAGCAAGTGGTCACATCGCGACATTTCCGCGATTGTGATCCCCATCTAGGAAAGGAGCGCGCATGGCGCACCAGCACCCAAAGGGGCCGATCATCCCCGACGCCGGAGACAGGATCGTCGAGTCAATCGACAAGATGGTCAGTACCTCCGGCCTTGTCCGCGCCGTCGCCACGACAGACGAGGCGCGCAACATCGTCAAGGCTGCGACTGCCGCAGGAAATGGCCCGACGGCGGGCAATCCGATGTACTTCCTTGTCCATAACTTGCTCCTGTCTAGCGCCGGGGAAACCGCGGGCGGCCTTCCCGTCCTCCGCCCGTCAGTGACAGTCGACTTCGCCACGTCTAATAGCACGGTCAGCGGCGTCGTCGAACTGAGCGCGGGCAACTACCGCAAGCTATGTGACGCCCGCATCGAGGCCCGCCCTTACCAGCGCGTAGCGTTCGCTATTGGCTCCCTGTGGGGCGTCAACGCGACAGCCCAGCAGTACGTTGACCTGGAGGTCTGGATGAACGGCATCAAGGGCCGCAGCCGCCTCGGATCGTGGGACGATTCCACGTCGGCGCACTGCCTCGGCGTCATCCCCGCAAACACGGTCCCCGACTGTTCGATGTGGCTCCTCGGAGCCGGACCGAACGGGACGAAGGTCACCGTGTCCGCCGACGACTGGTCGAAGCTGTCTGTCATGGCGTTCCCGGCTCCCGCACTCTGACATCAAAAACCTACCTACTGGAAAGGACTTCACCATGACAGCGAAAATCAGGGGCTCGGTGGTCACGCCGAGCCAAACCCCCGTCCGAGTAACCATCAACGCAGCGCCCGTTCCCGCGCCTAGGAACGCAGGTAACGGCGCTATCATCATCCCCGGTGACATCGTCGTCGATCAGACGTCGCCCGTTGACGTCGATGTCCTGCCGGGCACCTACCGTCTGGTTGTGTACACGTCATCCCAAATGCTGGCAGCCCGCACCGTCACCCTGTATGACGGCGACGTGCTCGAACTGACAACCCTCCTCGAGGGCACGACGGACCCGGGTTATGTCACTCCCCCTAACGAGTATCTCTAGGGCGGTGCGACCGGTTTCATTGCGCGGTAGAATGTGACCGCCTGATAGAGAAAGGAAGGCAATATGCCTGACAACGTGGAAGACATCAAGGACACCGGTAACACGTCGCCCGACGACGTGGCACCCATCCGGGAGGTGAAGTATGACGGCTAAGGCGTATGACGTCCTGCGCGTAGCCGCAGGTGAAATTGGCTACAGCCGTTGGAACGATCCGGAGACGGGCACCAAGTACGGGCGTTGGTACGCCGAAGGGCGCGGCTCGTATTTCGGCGCGTCCGGCGTCCCCTTCTGTGCTATGGGTGTGTCCTGGGCGCTCGCCCAGGTCGGCATGGAACCGCCCGGCGGTGCGTTCGCCTATGTGCCCGCCGGAATCAACGCCGCCCGCGCGGCGGGCCGCCTCGTTCCCATCCACAACGCACAGGCAGGCGATCTCGTCTGCTTCGATTGGGACGACGACGGCGAAGCCGATCACATCGGCTTCGTTGAAATCAACGCCGTGTCCTACCTGCAGACCATCGAGTTCAACACGTCGCCCGGCAGCGGCGGTTCTCAGGGCAACGGCGGCGGCGTGTACCGCCGCACCCGCGACTGGGATAGCGTCGCGGCTGTCATCCGCCCGGCCTATGACCAGTCGGCAAGCACCGTCGGCGGAATCGCCGAGGACGGCTACTGGGGTCCCCGCACGACGGCGGCGCTTCAGGAAGTGCTCGGGACGCCCATCGACGGCGTGGTGTCCTCCCAGGAGGTCGAAAACCGATCGATCCTCCCCGCCTGCACCGACGGGTGGGAGTGGGAGACCGACCCCGACGGTTCCGCCGTTATCGCCGCCATGCAGGCGCGCCTCGGCGTCACGAATGACGGGATCATGGGACCCGTCACCATCAACGCGCTTTCCGCGCGGTACGGAATCGAGGGGGACGGCGTCCTGTCCGCCCCCTCACTCACTGTCGCGGCCATGCAGGCCGCCCTGAACAACGGAGGCTTCTAATATGGCACCGCTCACCACCGCCGCCCTGATTGGCGCGCTCGTCCCCTTCCTGACCGCAACGGTCACCCGCTCCCACTGGGAGGCACAGACCAAGCGCCTGGTTTTCATCGCCGCGTCCGTCCTCCTGACGCTCATCGCGTGGGGAGTCACCCGATTCCCTGACGCCGGGCGCGTCATCCTGACCGAGGCGGCTGGCGTGATCGCCGCCGGTCAGCTCGTCTACACCGCCCTAAAGCCCACCGGCCTGATTGACTGGTGGGAGGAGCTGACCACGCCGTCTAACACCATCGAGGGCGGCGATCAGTGACCGGAGCGACTCACCCAGTCGTCGCGGTCATCACGGCCCCGGAGGTAGTGGCAGCACTCATCAGTGTGATTGTTGCCATTTGTGGGACGATTGCGATCCAGCTGCGGGCGCTCCAGGAGCGCCTGAAACAGCGGCTCGATGACGTCCACGCTACCGCCGAGGCCGCCCGTGAGCAGGTGACGAATCACCACGGGTCGAACCTGCGCGACGACCTCGACGCGCTAGCCGCGCAGATGCGTGAGGGCCTGGCGGCGATTCAGTCCGCACAAAACCGCGCCGACGCGCGCGCCGAGATTGAGCGCGGCGAGCGCGTCAATGAGGTGCGACTCATCCGCGAGGAACTCGGGCGGATGCGTGAGGACATCCAAGCACAGCGCGAGGATATACAGGCACAGCGCGAAACCCTCACGGCGCACGTGGTACACTGACAGCGTACTTCTCGTTAGTTCGCCACAAGGCCCCCACCTGGACCGTCCAGGTGGGGGCCTTGGTCTACGCGCTTAGCACCGGCAGGTGAAAACCAGCACCTTCACGGTGACGTCGTCCCCGTCGCGGTCAATCATGTAGATAGCGCCCCGCCAATGTGGCGTGCGGTCCTCGCGCGGATCGGTGAGCGCGGCGGCCTTGGTTGCGCCGTTGGCGACGACCTGCTCGTCAAGGGTCGCGGCGAACGCCTCGTACTCGGCGGGCTCCATGTCGGCGACGAGGTGGGCAAGGTAGTCACCGGTCAGCGCGTCGGCTGGGAGCGTGACGGTAACGCTTTGTACGGTCTTGCCGATCAGGGCGGCCAGCAGTGCCGTGGTCACGTGGTCATCGCGGTCGTGGGCTTCGGTGTTTTCGGTCATTTCGGTCTTCTTTCGTGATTGGGGTGATAACGCCCCGCCCGGTTGGGCGGGGCGGGGATAGGTCAGAAGTCAAGGCTGCCGAGGATGCGCGACGCCTTGGCAAGCGTGATGCCCGCTTCGTTGGCGAGCTGGGCCGTGGTCTTGCCTGCGTAGATGCCCGCGATCATCGCGCCCTCCAGGCGGGCGTCATCGTAGATGAACTCGGCCAGGGGCGTGCATCCGCTCGCGTAGTCAACGACGGCACCCATAGCGCCGTGCATCATGATGTTCTTCTCGAACGTCGTCATCTCGCCGTACCTAGCGAGGCGCTCCTCGATTTCGGTCGCGGCTTCGGTGATGACGGCGAGCTGCTTGGGGGTGAAGTCCTCGGCGGTGAGGTCAAAGAAGTCGCCAACCATCTTGATAACGGTCTCGGTGTTCACGGTTTCGGTCCTTTCGGTCTGTCCCCTGCCCTTCAGGGGATACCCCCAGCATACACCTAGTGGATAGCGTTATGCAAGTAGGGATATAAGAGACTGTAGCCACATATGGAAGATTTGCATACAGTGATGCATGGCCCTACTATCGAAACGCAATGCCACCTACCAAAGCGAGCAACCATGACCGGACAAACAATCTATGAGGGGATTACCCTCCACAACGGCGACTGCCGCGACATCATGCGGGAAATGCCCGCCGATCACTTCGACGCGATCATTACCGACCCGCCGTATGGAATTTCATTCATGGGCGAAAAGTGGGACACCGCAACGCCGCGCGGGTTTCAATCATGGGCCGAATCATGGGCAGTTGAAGCTCTGCGCACCATCAAGCCCGGCGGCTACCTGCTGGCGTTTTCGTCGCCGCGAACCTACCATCGTCTCACAGCTGGCATTGAGGATGCGGGCTTCGAAGTCAGGGATGGACTCTCATGGATATTCGCCGATAGGAAACCGGCGGCGGTAAATCTCTCTGCAATGTTCGACAGGGCAGCCGGTGTTCTCGACGAGCGCGAGGGGCGCGACGTGAGAAAGTGGGACAGCGGCAACACAGCGACGCATATGTCCACCCACAAGGTACACAGCTCCGGCGAGCCGGTTACGGACATGGCTAAGACATGGGACGGCTGGGGCCTCGGCCTAAAACCAGCATGGGAGCCTATCGTAGTGGCTCGAAAGCCACTCGAGGGCAGCTTAGTCGACAACGTGAGCGCCTTCGGGACCGGAGCAATGAACATCCGGTCAGCAATGGACGCCGTCGGCGGGTCCTACCCGCCTAACCTCATGGTCAGCGAAGCCGCGCTCGCGGCGGCTGTCGAACAGGGCGCGCCCGATCACAGCTGGCCGAGCTTCAAGTACCAGCCGAAGGCCCCGACGCACGAACGCCCGAAGGTGGGGGGGGTGCAGCACGTGACAGTCAAGCCCCTCGATCTCATGCGTTACCTGATCCGGCTTGTGGTGAGGCCAGGCGCGACGATCCTCGAGCCGTTCGCCGGGTCGGGGACGACCCTACAGGCCGCCGCAATGGAGGGCGTGAACGCGGTCGGGTGTGAGCTCGACGAGCGCTATATCCCGTTGATTCATGATCGGTTCCGGCGGGGGATCGACGCGCCGCTCGACTTCCTCATTTAACGCGCGGGCGCGGCGTTTTGCCGGTCGGTTAGTTTCGACTTGCGCGCCCGCGTTCGCCGTGTATATACTGTAGCCGTGCATCACCGCCCCGCATGTCGGGGCATGGGGGCCTCGCCTTTTCGGTCGGCGAGGCCCCCTTTCACTTTATGTATGCCACATCACTAAACGCGTCTTGCATACGGCTATGCATAGGTGTATGCTGGGATCATTGGGAGGGAAACGCCCGCCCAAAGACCGAAAGGACCGAAACCATGAACCCGATCATTACCTCCGCCGATCAACTCAACTGGATCGACCTGAACAAGCTGCCCCTCGGCGACTGGAAGCGCATCATCGCGCCCGGCGCAGACCTCACGGCCCGCGTTGACGGCGACAACCTCCTCGCAATCTACATCGACGTCATTGACGACGAGGTTCGCGTCGTCATGAACCGCATCCTCGGCGAGAAGGTCTACTTCTCATCCGACGATCCGGGCGAGTGGCCGGACATCGAGGCCGTCCTTCCCCGCCGCCTTTGGCCCGCGCAGGTGTGGGCGGGCTCCAAGTGGGAGGGTAAGGAGCGCCCGACCTACCCGGCCATTGACACGGCTATCGCCGCCGCGCTCGCCGACAGCGAGTGACAACCACCATCGCCCCCGGCCCGCCCCACAGGGCCGGGGGCACCCCATCGAAAGGACACCCATCATGGACCCCGATTTCCTGGCCTTCCAAGCCGCCAAACGCGTAGCCGCCCGCTTCGTTGACGTCGTGCAACAGTCAACGCGCGCGGTCGCGGACGTCCGTGTCGCCCGCAGCGCCGAGTTCCAGGGCGTGTGGGGCGTCGAACTCCACGCCCTGAAGCGCGACGACACCATTGACGCGGCAATGCTCATGAACGACGCCCGGTATGTCGTCGTCAACGGCAACGACCTCGAAATGCACGGCTGCGTGGCGATCCGCGCCGAGGACGGCGCAATCGACCATGTGCCGTGCATCATTTCCTACCCGCTGGTCAGCAAGGAGGGACGCAAATGAACCCGCTCACCCCTATCCTCCTCATTGTGGGACTGCTCGTCGTCGCCGCGTCGGGTGGCCCTACCAACCCCGGGGGTTGGGACCCGTCCTGGGCGCTCCCCCTCGGTGCCGTGATCGCGCTCGCGGGCACGATCAGCCTAAGCCGGGACTGGCGACGCCTATCCCGACAACATTCCGACCGAAAGGAAAGACCCACACATGGCAGACAATGACCCCGCCGCTTTCGTGGCAGGCATCTACCCCGACGTGCCCGAGCTGGACTACCACTCGGGCCGTTTTGGCCCCCCCGGGTCGGTGTCATCGACGGAGGCTAAGCGCCTCCTCGATTGCCCGGCCCTTTACAAGTGGTCGAAAGAGAACCCGGCCCCCCCGAAGGCAGCGTTCGATTTCGGTCACACCGTCCACGGTATGGTCCTTGGTACCGGCCTTGACATCTACGTCCACGACCACGACAGCCTACGCACAAAGGCCGCGAAGGAAGACATCGCGGCGGCCCGTGAGCGCGGCCAGGTCCCCATGAGTCGCGCCGACTACGCGCGCGCCGAGGACGCCTACCAGGCGGTCATGAACCACCCCGCCGCCGCAGCCCTGTTCGCACAGGGCACGCCCGAGCAGTCGATCTACAGCGTTGACCCCGACACGGGCCTATGGCTCCGGGGCCGGATCGATTGGACCACGCGAGACGACGTCGGGCGTACCGTCCTCGTGGACCTGAAAACCACGAGGCAGCCGCGCCCCAAGTCGTGGGCGCGCGACGCCGCGAACCTCGACTACGCGGTCCAGGCCGCCTGGTATCTGACCCAGTGGAAAGCCGTCACCGGTGAGGACGCGTGCTTCGTTCACGTCCTCGTCGGCGTGGACGCCCCCCACCTGGTTAGCGTCGTCATCATGGACGAGTCTTTCCTCGCCGCCGGGTACGCGCGTATGCGCCGTGCCCTCGACACCCTGAACATGTGCCAGGTGTTCAACGTCTGGCCCGCCTACGGCGATGCGATCACCGAAATCACCCCGCCCGCCTGGTACGCCGCCCAGGCAAACTGACCACATAGAAAGGACACGACAATGACCGACACCGCCCCCGAAAAGAAGCCCGCTGCCCGCAAGACCACGCCCGCGCGAACCCCTGTCAGCATCGAGGCGCGCTTCGCCGCCGCCTGGGCAGACTGTGAAAACCCGCCCCTCGACGCGTCGAACCCGCACTTCAGGACGCGCTTCGCATCCCTGAAAGCCACGCTCGGCGTCATCCGCGCCGCGTGCGCAAAGCACGGGCTCGCCTACCGACAGGCGATCCAGGCCCCCACCGGGGACACGCCGCCTATCCTCATCTCGAGCCTCGTGGACGCCGACGGAAACACTATGCCCCTCGGCGCGCTCATCGTTGACCGACCGGCAAACCCCCAGGCGTTCGGCGCAAACCTGACCTACGCGAAGCGCCAGCTCGCCCAGGTTGATTGGGGCATCACCGGCGACCCCGACGAAGACGGACGCCCGGCAACCGCCGACGCGGCGAATAACGACGCGACGACGCCCGCCGTCACGCCCGAGCTGATCGCCGCTTGCACGGACAAGGAACAGCTCCGCGCGTGGTGGCAAGCGCACCCCGAGCTGCAGGACCTCATCAAGGCGCGCGTGACCGCCCTGAACGACGACGGCGGCGAACAGTGAAACGCGTGGTCAGTTTCTTCGCGGAGGGCGTCGCCGCCCCCGAAGGCTCTCACAGGTACGTCGGTTACCGGGGCGGGCGTCCCGTCGTCGCGCACGACAACCCCCGGCTCGCGGGGTGGCGAACCATCGTCGCCCGCTCCGCCAACGACGCCGCCCGCGCCGCCGGGTGGGAGCCACAGTATGACGGCCCTGTCGCCGTCCAGGCGCACTTCTACCTACCGCGCCCAAAGCGCCCCAGGTTCCCTGACCACGCGGCAACCAAACCGGACCTCGACAAGCTGGCCCGCGCCGTCGGCGATGCGCTCGCGGCCCCCGGCGGCATCCTGCTAGAGGACTCGCGCATCGTGACGTGGGTCCTGACCAAACGGTGGGCATCCGACGGCCAACCGCCCGGCGTACACGTCGCCGTGACAGCAATCGATGACTAAACGCAAAGCGCCCCGCCGATCCTGACAAACAGGAAGGCGGGGCGCTATCAACATTAGACCATCCGCGCAGCTCCCGGCTCGATGACACCAATCACGGGCGCGCCGTCGACGGTCACGTTATTGAACATGCGCCGCGTCTTCGATGCGGGCCGCCCGCCCATGTACGCATCACACCGCGCGACACCCGCCGGGATGCGGACGGACACGCGATTCACGGCCTCCTGCGTGCCAGTCAGCGTGAATTCACGCCCGGCGTCCGTCCGGCACGTCACGCCCGGGTACACGTCCTCCGAATCAGACGCCACGTCGACAAGACCGCCGCTCGACGCGGGCGTCCACGATAGCGTCCACTGCTGGCGGCTATCCGCACCCACCCACCCGGTCAGCACCGGAGGGGCTGGCGTGTTCGCCACCGCGTTCGACGTGCGGGACGCAGACCCGCCGGACATCACGAACACGAGGACAAGGACGATCAGGATCAGCAGCCCAACGAGGGGGCGCGCAACACGATTCATGGGGGATGCCTTTCGGTGAATTCATCAGGAGGCGGCAATGCCGACGCGCGGGCCGTCAAGGCGCTCGCCCATCCAGCCAATGCCGGAGGCGTACCCGTCGCGCTGTCCGCCAACCGTCGCGTTATGGTCGATCATGAGGTCACGCGCCATGCGTATTTTGCACCCCTCGCGGGCCTTCGCCTCGGCCCGCTGGTATCGGGACGCAAGCACAAGTTCCTGCCCCGTCGACGTCGTCTCCTCACGGGTAGCGATCTCGATACGCTCGGCGATGCCCTCAAAATAGCCCATCACGTAGGAACGCCGGAAACGACGGCGCTCCGACTCACTGTAGAAGTCTTCGTGACGCAGCCGGGCCTTCAACATGGACGGGTAGGACGCTACGGCAGCGTTGTAGAACTCCGTGACGTATGCGAGGTCCGAGCGGGTGCCCACGATGGTAGCCACGATGTGGCTTCGGTACATGCGCCACGAACAGAAGCAACTCAGAGCGTGGGAGAGCGTGGCGAGGCCGTCCACGATTGCGCGCGCCATTGACCCGGAGCTCCCCTTGATTTCAACTGTGATGGTAGTCATGTCTTCGTCGCGGGCGCGCGCGTCACTATCGGGCAGTGTTTCGATGCGATAACGCACCATGAGACGCTCGGCGCGACGCTGCGCCAATTCGCGCTCGTTGATACTCGCGCCCCCGTCGGACGCAATTTTCAGGAGCTGGCGAATCTGCGCGATGATCTTGTCAATAGCGGTCATTGTCTTAGTCCCTTCAGGGGCGCACGGTGAAGCTAGGGGCGGACGGGTTAACGGGGCCGGTCGGATCGTCCTCGATGATGACGCGGGCAACCGGGATAGTCAGTGTGATGAAATGCGCCCCGAAGCCGTTGGTCTGCTGGGTGATGCCATTGATTGGGCGGATGGTCTCGGAGCCAATGCGGGCATATCCGGTCTTGAAGTTGAACGCGAAGTCGGGGGGCTCGATGGTGGTCATGGTGTATTATCCTTTCACGAGGTGGAGGCCCCGCCGGGATGGACGGGGCCTCCGGGGTAAGTCAGGCAAGATCCCCGAGGAGCTCCTGCGCCTTGGCCAGGTCGATCCCGGCGGCTTCGGCAAGGCGCTCCGTGAGGCGGCCACTGTATGCACCGGCGATCAGGGCGGCCTCCAGGCGCTCATCGTCGCCGACGCACTTAGCGAGCGTCGTCTCATCACTGACGTACTCGACGATAGCCTCGAGCGGCGTCAGCATCATCACGCCGCGCTCCTCGAGGGTCATGTCGCCGTACTTGGCGATGATGCGCTCCTCGACGTCTGTAGCGGCGGCGGTGATGATGCTGATTTGATCCTCGGTGAACTCATTGGCGAAGTCGCCGAGGTAGTCGCGGATGGTTTCGTTCGTGGTCGCGGTCTCGGTGTTCATGGCTTCGGTCCTTTCGGTCTATCGGGGGGCCTTTCCTCCCGATGACCCCAGCATACACCTATGCATAGCCGTATGCAAGGGTAATTGCGTGACCTGCAACACGCGTTGCCAATCAGCTGCCACGCCCGCAGTCACGCCACATGTCACGCGTGAAGTCACGTGTGACATGCGCGTGACCGGGTGCGTAACGTCGTGTGACATCGGAAAAAACGCGCGTGACACCGGGGGCAAAATCGCGTGACATCCGGCGTGACATCCGAGTGGGAAAGTAGCGCAAAATATGCCAGGAAATATACCGCTCCACCCCGACAAACCGCCCCATCCCACCGAAAAATGCGCCCACCCCTAACCCTCATTGTCACGCTCACGTCACGCGTGACATAGGTGTGTGACATGCGCGTGATGTCACGCGGGACATGCGCGCAAGGATGAAGGAGAAGATAAAGGATGAGGGATAAAATCACGTCGGCGACGCTCACGCGTCACCGACTGGCGCGCAACCGGCTAGCGTTTGACGCGCCCCCCCCCAGCCGCTAGCATATGGCTAGTGACGCACCGCCCCGACCGAAAGGCACACGCAATGCCCCCCTTCAAGCGCCCCGGCAGATACGCCGCCCTCGCAGGCGGCTACTACGACGACCCCGCCGTCATCGCCGCCGGACCAGACGCCGAGCTTCTCTACATCCGCCTCCTGTCATGGTGTGCCCTGCACCCCGAAACCGACGGAGCTGTCCCCGTCGAGGTCGCCACAAGCCGCCTCGGCCTAACCGACGCCGCCGCCCGCCTCGACGCCCTCACCACACACGGCCTCGTCACCGCCGCCGCGACCACAATCACCGTAACCTCGTGGACACGGTGGAACGGGACATGGGGGGACATCACCGCGAAAAGCGACGCCCGCAAAGCCGCCGCACGCGAACGCAAAGCACGCCAACGCGCCCGCGCCGCACAGGACGCCGCCGAACCCGACGCCGCGCCCGCGCCCGCGCCGGACCCCACACCGACCGCGACCGACGACGACAGTGTCCTCGACTCGGTCATAGTCACGCCCGAACCAACAAACGTTCGCCGCGACGTCGAGTCAGTTTGCTATCACATGGCTAACTCCGTCTGTGAACGCACCGGACGCCGCCCCCGTATCACGAAGAAGTGGCTCGATTCCGCCCGACTCATGATCGACCGCGACGGGCGCACCGAGGAACAGATTCACGCCGCAATCGACTGGGTACATCGATCCGAGTTCTGGCGAGCCAACATCCTAAGCATCCCAAAGCTCCGCGAAAAGTGGGACACCCTGAAGCTACAGGCCGAGCGGGGCGCGCGCCCCCACGTCACCCGCGCCGAAGAGTTCCGCGCCCGACAGCGCGCTAAGGCCGCCGAAATCGACGCCGCCTGGGGCGCACAGCCCACCGAAGCAGCCATCCTCACCATTGAAGGGACCCGCGAATGATTACCGGACGTGGAATGCAAGCCTTCCTCGAACACCTCGAGGATGCCGGGGTGCTCATCCCAAAGCCCGGCCAGCTACAGACGTGGGGCGGAAAGATAAGCCGAAAGTTTCCCGACGCCACAGACGCCGACCTCGCCCGCGCCGCCGACGTCCTCGACGAAACCACCGGCTTTGTCCGCCTCGGCGACCTCGTGAACTTCCTGAAGGGCACACCCACCGAAGCCGAGCGGATCGACCGCGCGAACCGACTCACCCTCGTCTCCGCACCGTCACACGGCGGCCCGCTATACCCCGACGGCGACCTGACACCGTCCGAGTACGTCACATGGCTGCGCGCCGCCCAGGCGTTCGCTATGGACGCGCACCCCGACATGACGCCCGCACAGATCAACGCCGCCGCCCGCCAACGCGGCTACGACGTCGCAGGCGTCCCCGCCCCACCTCCCGAAATCACCGCACCCCGCACAACCGAAGCACCCCAGCTCCGCGCCGTCTGAGAAAGGACCACCGACAATGCTGACCCCTGAAACCTACGGCCTAGTCATCCCCTGGGAGACAATCAACCCACCGACCGGACGCGACGTCACGCACGCGCTCCGCACCTACGTTCCCGAGACCGCGCGGATCATCCACGTAGAAACCCACGTGACCCCGCTCCGAACCGAGCTACGCGTGAAATACACGTTTCAGGGACAACAAAGACCGGCCCTGGACTCCCCTCGCGGCGCGGGGAGCGGAACCGGTCATGTTGACCACAACGCTACCGCACGCCGCAGCCTCGAGCAACTCATCGCCAAAACCCACGCATGAAAGGCGCGAAATGAGCAAGCAACGCCACGACATCTTCACGATCACCTACGACCCGCGAAAAGGTATCCCCGCCGCGCTCCTCGGCGCGATCATTGGTCACCTTCCCGAAGACGCCATGATCGACGACATAAAGACCACGCCCGCCGGGTACTTCAACGAAAGCGCCGAACTTTCGCTCGGCTACACCTACACCCCCGAAAGGTCCGACCGATGAACACGCGAAACACGCGCATCCTGACAATC